GATGGCGGTAGCCAGTACAATCACGAGATTGTACAGTGGAATGACCTAACTAGAGCAGAGAGAGAAGATGTTCTAGAATGGTTAGCCATGGACCAAGAGACCAAAGACGATGAGCTTACGCCCTTTTAGTGTCGAGGGTTGACAGCTTGTAGCCTATGAGGAGTACTTATAGGTGGTTTATTCATCCACCTTCCTTTACCTTGTAGGCTACTGGGTGTAGATAGCAAGCAATTTATGTGAGGCAAAAGATACATTGCCCTGTATAAAAAGTCTTATGTAGATTGCTTGCTGTTTAAACAAACAGCAGAGACACAAAGAAAGTAGGACACAATGATAGAACGATTAAAGAAAGTAATCGCAATAGTAGAAAAACAATTAGAGATAGACAAATCTTTAATGGAAGTCAAAGATATTTACTGGGACGAAGGATATATAGCAGGTGTAGAACATGCTATAACAGTAATAGAGGAGGAAGAATAATGGAAGAAATAAAAGCAGAGTTAAGAGAATTGTTAAAAGCAATTAAAATTTGTAATGACTGGAGTACAGACAAGGAAAAAGCTAAAGCGTTCAAAGACAAAACGATTGATGAGTTTGTTCGTTATAGAATTTCAGATTACACAAATCAATTGCACAGATTAGTTAGAGAATTGGAGGGAAAGTAATGAAATTATATTACTTAAAGTATACGCAAGAAAGCGAGGCATATGTCTCAGCAGACAGCGAAGAAGAAGCAATACAAAAGATATCAGACTACACCGGTGGAGGTGGAGAGAATATGCACAACATTCGACTAAACGAATGTGGTTGGAGCGTTGAAGGTGAAGAAGGTGAACTTCTACCTATTGCAGAGAAACATCCTAACGCACAATTCGACACGCATATTAATGAGTATGGTACTACATATCAGCAACAGGACCAAGACTTCCTGTTCTATAATTAACCCAACAGGGAAAGCCATTGGGTGGGTATGGTTGTTCAGCCTACCCACATGGCTGTTTAAACAAGTAAGAAAAGATAAGGAGGCGTAATGCCAAAGCAATATGAAACTAATAATGGCCTAATAGAAATAGGCAAATACAGTACCTATACATTGAATGAGTTCAGTGTTTGGTTAGAGATAGAGACAGACCCAACAGACAAAAGAAATACTTCAGTGATGATACATCCTGTTGCATTCGACAGTCTTATCAAAGCTATGGAGAAAGCAAGAGAGATTGGTTCAGTTGATGGAGACACAGCTACCAAGAAGTGGGACGCTGTTGTTAGGAGTGGAGAAATAAAAGGAGCAAAGTATGGCAGAACAAGTAGATACGCCACAAGACCAAGTGTTCTTTAAGGTAACCAAGGTTGTTACCTATAAGTATGACTACCCAATGACAGAAGATGAGCTACATGATTGCAGACAAGATGCAATGAATGACAGTAGTAACTTCTTAGAGAAGTGGGGAAACAATAACGATGCAAAGCAAACTGGTGAGGAAATACAATCCATATCAGTTCTCGATGCAGACGATAGTGATGGTGATAACAGTTGGTACATATAGTGCCGACTGTTTAAACAAGGAGCAAAGAATGAGAGAGCCAAAGGAAATATCTATATGTTCTAAGTTTGACATAGTCGAATTTAAAAATAGCGATATCAAATGGATAATGTACGACAGTAGAGACGAAGCAATTAAAAAGCAAACAGAGGAAGAACTAACAGAGCCAACAGTCTTACAACACTTTAAAGTTGTAGGTACCAACGACCAAGGGTTCGTACTAGAGCTTGAAGAAGGTATAGAGATAAAGTATAAGGAGGTATCAGATGAGTGAAAAATTATATTACAAACTGTTTTACTTTTCGCTAGATGCAATGGAGCTAACAGAAAACAAAGATACAGTTACAAAAAGAATAGGTTACAAGTATGCACGAAAGATATACGACAAAAGTTTTTGGAAACTGTTTAACTATAGCCCATACGATTACACAATGAATGGAGAGATAGAAGATGAGTGAATTAAAAAGATTAGAAGATGAGAAGGTTAGATTGCAAACAGAGATTGATGCAATCAATCAGTTAATTGCCCCTGGTAAAAACGATAACATAAAAACATTGATACATACTAGAGAAAAGTTGGCGGTAAATAAAAAACTTGTATCGTTGGAGATACAAATAGAACGATGCAACATAGAGATACAGAGGACACTAAAAGAACATGGGGCTATTTAAATAGTTGTTTAATATTCAATAGCTGTTAGTCTATAAGTATGAAATACATTGTAAAAAGTGTGAGCATATTTGACAGCAGTGTCTATGAGTGGGAGTTTGAAGACCTATTCGAGGCACAAGCTAAGGTGAGAGAGCTTAAAGATGTAGGTTCTAATCACTTTATGATAAGACTATACAGCAAAGTATCAGCAAGTATCTAACACTAAACAATTAAGGAGGCAGTATGCCAAACGATGGTATCAATTTTCGTGACCCCGCAACTATAAAAAACTGGGCTATTGAATTAGCTAATGCTTGTGGAGGTAGCAAGATTATGTTTGGAAATATAAAAAAACCAAACCCTACAAAAGCTAATGCACTGTTAGAACAGTTCGCAATAGCATACAATACACAATTAATAGGAGAGGAAAAAGATGACGCCGGAAAAACAGAGGAAGAATAAACTTTTAACAATAGAAATTCTTATTGACGAAAGCCTAGACAGAACAGCAGAGCAAAGAGAAAATTTTCTTAAAGGATATATTGGTAGTATCCCTGGTTGCACAGTTGTAAGTACAAATGTAGAGAAAGCAGAGGTGATAAATTTATGACAGACCAAAGTACTATAGTTCTTAATAGACTTAAAGGAATACAATCAGAGATAAACAGAGCGCAGTTGATGTTGGAAGAAAAACACAAGACACGCAAGCAGTTCATCGTTGATTGTTTAAACAACGACATAACAGTCAAGCAGATAGCAGGTATCTTAGATATTAGTTTGGCAAGAGTATACAAAATAATGGAGGAAATAAATGGACGATAAAATAAAGAAGGCCTTAACAAAGCCATTCAGTAAAGACGAAGTAAAGCCACCACCCAAAGGTAAGTTCGGTTCTTATGTACCTCATCACCTAGTCACTAAGAGACTTAACGATGTTGCTTATGGTGAGTGGAGCCATACATTAAAAGAAATTGCAAGAGATAAAGAAGGAAGTATCAGAGCTGTAGTAACTTCATTCACACTGTTCGGTGTAACACATGACGAAGTCGGTGATGTCGATAGCGTTGATGTAAAGAATAACAATACCGAAGGTGAGTTACTAAAGCTATGTATGTCGGATGCACTAAAGCGTGGAGCAATGCGTCATGGTATTGGACTACACTTATGGACAGGTGAGGTTACAGAGGAAGAACACTACGCCAACAAAAGCGTAGAGAAGTTCCCACAAAAATCAGCTACACCTAACATAACAAAACCAAGTGATAAGTTCTTAGACGAAGACCCAAGTGATATGTTGAATAGACTAAGAGAAGCACTTGCCTTTCACGAACCTTTAGAGGAGACAAGAAAAGCAATTAAAAAACAATCATGGGATGACTGGACAAAAGCTAATAAAGAAAAAGATGTTAGCAAATGGACAGACCAAGATTTCGATGCGTACTTAGACTTGTTTGTACAGTACCAATCAGCTACACCTAAAGCACTAATCGACACAGTCGAGGAAGTATTTGGAGAAGTAGTTGATAACAGTGGTAGCTTAAAGCCATGCCCTAAGTGTGGAAAGACAGAAGACATAACAGATATGCGTGTCAAGAAAGCAGAGGCACCCGAAGGTAGTGGTATTAAAAACTTACCGGACTTTATGTGTGAAAAGAATGACCCGAAATATAGACCGGCGGCTAATGGATGTGGATGGGGTGGATACATTGGTGGCAAAGGTGACAAGGAAGTACCTAGCACATGGCTCTAGAACAGCCATCGTTCCCACTAGATAAGTTAAAGGCAAAGCTAAAGGAGAAATATCCTAATCACAATTTTGATGTTGCTCCTATGCCCGATACTAAATGCAAAGTTAATGGTAGATGCCCTGGCAACAGGGCTATTTACTATGACAATAGTGGAAACTATTTCTGTGGTGCAATCATTAAGATGATGGATGAAAGAACCATGGAGAAATCAAACAAAGAGTGCGGAGCTTATCTAGTTGAGTTATCAATGAAGAAAGCAGAGCAGAAGAGGATAAGAAATGTTCAGCCTCTTCGCTAGCATTCTACCCTTATGTCTAATACCCATCCAAGAAACACAAGAAGGCATAAGACAATACATACATTGTTTAAACAATGAAACAAAGATAGAACATGTAATTCAATGGGAGCCTCTAGTTACAGAACACTTCAAAGAAGAAGATGTAGCAGAGGCCTTGTTGATTATATTCTGTGAAAGCAGTGGACGAAGTGAAGCAGTGAATGGCAATACCAATAACACAAGAGACATTGGGTTGTGGCAATTTAATGACTTCACTTGGATTTGGCTGACACCTAAGTTAAATATAACTGGACCAAGAACTGACCCTGTACTTAGTACAAAGATAGCAAGTTGGTTATATTACAACAGTGGTAGTCACCATTGGAACAGTAGCAATAAATGTTGGAGGACATATGACAAAAGCAAATAAAGACTGGGATATTAATGGAGAAAAATTCTATGAACAACTTAAACAAGGTGAAGAAATGGAGAACCTATACAAGAAGTTCATGGGTAATGACAGCATAGAAGTTAAATCAGAAAGACACATTTGGGAGAAGTCTAAAAACCATTTTGTAGAATATCTGTACAGGCCTGTCAATCAATTAAAGTACGAACCTAGTGGGATATCCGCCACTAAAGCTGAATGGTGGGCATTGTTTTTAATAGACGACAATGACAAACCCATCATGTGTTACACCATACCAGTAGCCGCACTAAGAGAAATAGGTAGGAAATATGTTAACACCGATAGAGATGTTGATGGTGGTGATGGTAACAGAAGTAAAGGAGTACTGGTACCTATAGAAGAGATAGCTCTGTATCCTTTTAATCGTTAGCTTGTATCCGGTTGTTTAAACAATGACCGGAAAGCTAGGCCCTCTGTCGTTTACTAAAAGAGTAAGCACGCCAGGGTGTGACCACAATCCACTTCTTTGTGTAAAATCAATAGACTTATCAAGGGATGGACATTGAAACCAGTGTCTATCTCCTTGGTTCTTAGCACGAAAGTGATGGTAGTGAGCTGTTATAAGTATCTCTGCTTCACCTGTTGGTAGGAAACCAAACATCTGACCCTTCCACCAGGCCTCTATCTTAGCCTCTGCATTACCTCCACCATTTGTCATGTGACCATGCGTGAATGCAGTCTTCTTACCCTTGACCTCTATATTTAAATGATAACCTTCCGGTACTATGACCTTTACTTTTTTGTATCGTTCTTTGTTGGCCGAAAATATTTCTTCCATTATCTGTAGGTGCATAGTATCTGAGTTGTCTAATCTATTAGAAAGCACTTGCCCTTTACCACTCCTGGTCATTTCACCATGGTTCCCTGGCACTCCAGTCAAAGTAATCTTATCTACATGTGGCAAGAAAGTCTCTACTGTTTTGTATATCATAGCTCTAGCTAGTGAGTATTGCTCCAAAAGATTTAGGGAAACATTAAAGGGTTGACTGTCGTAAAAGAACTTAGAACACCCTTCTGTCAAGTCACCCATTCCTACTAGAAATACTTCATCAATCTTCATCCCCATCTTACGATAGTTCTTTAGTAGCTTGACTGCATCCTGCAATGCTACATCATATCTAGCTATTGTAGCTTCAACTCCATAGTCATCCTTGCCCAACTGCCAGTCACTCATCATAAATAACATAGCTGTATCACCACCGAATAGATTTCGTTTAGTGAGCGCCGGCTTCTTTACTGCTTGTTTAAACAATGCGTCATAATGCTTGTCATGTGTGGCTGATTTCCTGCGTATAGTTCCTTTGAATGCGTGAAAGGTTTCAACGATACCACCTTTAAGCTGTGCATTCCAGGAAGATACCTTTAAGATGCCATCTATTTCGTATATGCTTGGGTCAAATCCCCAGTTCTTTAGAATGTTATCGAAGTCATTCTCATAGTTAGGGTCTGTACCTACATGTACAAGCTCACCCTTACCTGTGTTAGGGTCTATATCAATAGAAGGTTGCCATCCTGCTTTGTAAAAGTTATTACCATTCTCTGCAGGTATAGCTGTTTTCTTAGATGATTTTTTCTTAGGCATGTTTCCACCTTTCATATACTACATTTAGTATATAACAGATATTGAATTACCTATGTATTTACTTGGATGCTTTTGTAGGTTTTGGTCCTATTTGTTTTTTAGCAAACTCTTTCACTACTACAAGTGCAGCAGCTCCACCGGATAGGGCAGCGAGTTGTACTGCATTAGCGTCAACACCAACTAATGGTGCAACAGTTAACGCAGATATGAATGCTTCAACAAAAGTCCAAACAGTTTTACTAAGAACATCTTTATATTCTTGGCTCATTTTGTAACTCCATGCTTCATTCCAAGGGGTCCACGCTACATCCTTCTTGAATGTCCCATCAGATTTTCTTTTTCTTTTAAATTTTTCAAACATTAGTTTATTACTCTACCTTTAATCTTAGCGTTTAATGCTACGACACCACCATTAATCTCATTTAATTTCTCCATAACATCCTTAGCTACAATAACATCTGTTAAACTAGCGTCATTTAAATCCTTCTTTAAGAGTTGTTGTATAGTTGTATACTCAATGCTTACCTTCTTACCTTGTAGTAATTCGTTAGCAACTTTTCTATACATAGCTTTGTAGGCCTTTACACTTTGGCCAACGAACCCATCTTTACCTAGGTCTAAGTCTTGCTGAGTTTCCCCGACAATGAGACACCCACTGGTATGCTCATCGGTATTCCCGGAGTGTATAAGTATGTAAGTAAATCCTGGAACATCTTGTAGATGCAACATTCCATAGTATGAGTTGCCATATTTAGCAGAGTACCTTGTGTGAAAACCACCTGTTTTTCTAAACTGTATATCGTATTCGCCTTCGGGTATGCAAGTCTCGTGCATTACTTTGACTGCTTGATACTGGTCTTCAAGTGTATAGCACTCAAACTTACCATCTATAAAGAGCAAGCCATTCGTTGCATCCTTACCGAACTGTGTTCTTACTACTTGTAATTTCATTACGCCTCCTCGTGTGTTAGATAACTACCATACTTGCAGTTACATATAGTTACCCAAGTTCCATTTTTATTCTGCTTGGGAGTACAGAAATCTTCTTTACTTGCCGCCACAACAGCCGCCACCACAACAATCCATGTTAATCTCCTTGTCTAAAACTAATAGTTAATAACCATATGGCTAGTGTAATTAGTGTAGCAAGTCCTGTCACTTGTTGTGCAGAACCAGTGAGTGTTAATGTAGCAATAACTAAACCAACTAAAGTCCAACTAAGGTTAAGTGTTTCCTTAATTACTTTAATTATCCAGTTGCCTACTTGTTTAAACATTGCCTCTCCTAAATACAAAAGCTGCCATAGATACTATTCTAGTCAGAATAACTGGCACTACAACTTCTTGTGCTTTTTCTCGTTGGTCTTGTGTCATGTCGTCACCTATCTCCGAAAGATTTATTTCTTGTATGTCTATATCTACAAAAGTTTGTATAGGATTTTCTATAAAGTTCTCGAACTGTACCTCTGTAACAACATCAGCAAGGGTGTAGTTCTCTACATCTGTGTTCTCTACTGCTCTAGCTACATACTCTTCAACAGCTTCAGCTATTACTTCGTCATCTTTAACTGCTTCAGCAATGATAGTTACATCCTCTGCTTCTACCTGGAATATTTCAGCGACAACTTCTACCTGTTCTTCAGTAAGCTCTTCAACATCTGCAATAGCTTCCTCAACAACAGCTTGTACTATCTCTTGTACTTCTTCTGTAGCTTGGTCCAGGTTCTGTACACCAATATCATTTACTTGTTCTAGTACTTCAACAACTTCTTCAACAGTAGCTTCTTCTACTACAAGCTCTTCTACAAGCTCTTCTACTTCAATAAGCTCTAAGGGTTCTTCCTCTTCCACTCCCGGTAATGCAGTGGTTGGCGTATCTTCACTAACAACTTCCTGTATCGGCTCATCCAAAACTTCCTTGACATCCTCTTTAACTTCTTCATCTATAACCTCCTCTAGTTCTTCATCTTGTATTGGTATTTCCACCACGATTTCGGGAGCAATGTCTTCCAAATCAAATTCAATAATCTCGAACTCAATAGGGAGTTCTTCAAACTCCACAATTGCATCTTCAACAACTTCCTCTTTAGGTGGGTCGAGTACATCAACATCATCCTTAGGAACGATGACTTCCACATCTTCTTTAATCTCTTCATTGATTACCTCTTCTTCTATAATATCATCTTCAAAAACTTCTACCTCTTCTATTATGATTACACAATCACCACGCTCTATCTGTGCATTAGTCATAAAGCAACCAAACTCAGCTTCATTATCTACACGCTCCTGGTCACGCTCTATGGTTCCATCATTGACATCTGCTTGTGTGTAAGTTTTATCAACACCTTCTACTTTTACATCAACAATAATTTCTTGTGGTGTAGGTGGTGGTGGTGGAGGTGGTATGTAAGGTTCAGGTTCCGGTTCAGGCTTAGGAGGTACAGTTGTAGTAGTTGTAGTAGTTGTAGTACTAGATGTTGTGGTACTAGATGTAGTAGTGGTAACAGGTATCTCTACATACTGCCAATAAAGTGTGTCTAATACAGATATGTCAGTTAATGTAACTTCAAACTTTGTAATAAATTTATCTGTGTTAGCTTCATCATTGTTGTAATCAGTAAATGATTTGTAGAAATCATCATACATATCATTGCCATCTTCTCCCCATGATTGCCCTGCTTTTTGTATAGTTTCATCTGTGTCATCAGAGTAGTAGTACTTAACATCATAAGTATTATTTACTGCACCAACTAGAAATCCTATTTCATATACATCTTCTGCAAATTCAAATAGATAAGTACCACTTTCTAAAGCTAGTGAACAACCTGTAGTTCCATATCTTCCTTGTTCATTACAGTAAATAGATGCAGCAGTATTACCACCACTAATAGTTAAACCTGTTTCGTATGTATCATCCTCAAACGCTTCATTAACTGTAACTTCATTAGGTACTTCCTCTGCTAATACAGTAGAAGGTAAAAGAATAAGCAATACAAGGGTTACTGCTGCTTGTTTAAACAACATTACATTACGATTGCTGCGACTACTCCACCTATAGCAACTGCTAATGTTAATACTTTATAAAATTCTGACTTATCTAATTTAGTGTCAAGTTTTTTCTCGATGTCATCGAGCTTTTTAAATATCATTTCGATAATTTCTTTCTGTGTGTAGTTGTCTGAATGTGACATTATGGTAAGTCATCATGGGAAAGCCAGTCCCATTCCTTATTTACATTGCTATCTAGGTCGTATTTGCTTATTCTTTTAAGATAAGAACTAATTTCTTTTAAAAAATAACCTAGTAAAAATCCAATTATAAAATCCATTCTTGGATTATAACACAACTTAATCTTTTTTTAATTTATGATACCCACTTTTAAATGTAGCAACTACTCTATATAATCTAACTTTTTGTTTCAACAAAAATTTTTCTCTTTCTTTTTTATTAGTAATTAATTTATACTTGTTATTTAATCTTTTATAAGGAACTAAATAACATATAGGTTCTCCTGCTTTAATAAATATTTCATCTTCATTAGATGTATATAATAACTGTGCATTTATTTCATTATGTACATCTGTTCTAACAACACCATAAGCTATTGTCCAATCAGGATTATTAGAATATAACATAGGAAACTGTCTTAAACTATATCCTTTAGGTGTTTCAAACTTCCAAGGCAAATTAAGTTTAAATACTGCTCTTATATTTTTATCGCCATAAGGGTCTCTAAATTGTTCGTGGCTATGGAACTCTACTTGTACTGCTTCTTCTAATCTAGTTTCCCATTCCCATTCATTATCAAAGTTATACAATCGTATCCATATATCACAAGGTGCAACTACAACAAGACCTTCATCAAATATTTCATGGAAACTAGGACATCTCTTAACAGTTCTTAGTCCTGGTTTTTTCTTAGATTTAAACTCATTAGTATTTACATTTTTATGTGCATCTGCAATAGTTTTTTTAAACCATTCAGGTACAAATTTTCTACCTGGTTGTGGTTGTAATTCTTCTATATGTAGTAATTCTTCTACAGTAGAAGTATATTTTAATACTGTCATAATTCCACCTATCTTTATTAAATTATTCTACCCAAGTTTTAGTATCTTCATCCCAAGTATAAGGGTGTGTATCGGTATTGTCTAGTGTATTAGGATGTGGAGTTGGTGGTTTCCAATTCCAATCATCTGTGTCTAATATCCAACTATCAAAAGGTTTTTCAGGATAAAATACATCATTACTTTCATCATATATATAACCTATTAATGCATAGTTTCCTCTAAATGGTGTTCCACCATTGTTATGTTCATTATTGTATGTATTTACATCAGTTCTTTTACAAGTCAAACCTTTATGATTTCCATAAAATTCTTCCCAAGAAGAAAAACCATCAGCTAAATTTGAAGTATCATCAAAATCTATTCCTGAAATTCCATCTACAACAATATTATTTTCATCTAAAAAAACATATTCAGAAGGCATTATGAAAAAACCACATTTCCTGAACCTGACTTAATTTGAGCTACAGTATCTGAACCAACAGAAGAAGTAACAATAGTTAAACCACCACCTGGATTAGAAATTGTAACTGTAGTAGGGTATCTCAAAATTACAACTCCTGTGCCTCCTGAACCTCTGTTAGCATTACCACCACCACCATAGTTAGCAGTAGTACCGCTACCTGAACCACCTGAACCTTGTGTAGGAGAAGCACCTTGCGCTCTTGCCCCGCCACCACCTGCTCTAGTTACTGAAGAACCTGTGATAGAAGAAGCTAAACCATTTGCACCATTTCCTGCAGTTTGATAGTTAGCAGCAGTTTGACCATTACCTGACGCACCGCCACCGCCTCCGCCGCCTCCACCTGCCCAAGGGGATGAAGTTCTACCTGAACCACCATCTCCACCTTGTGTTGAAGTACCTGAACCACCACCACCTGCGTGACCACCGCCACCACCTGCACCACCTGAGTTAGCACCATGAGTACCTCCACCTCCACCACCAATAGATGTGATAGAACCGAATTGTGAATTACCACCATTACCTGCAGCAGAATAACTACTAGCAGGAGGAGCGCCACCGCTAAGACCTATTGATACAGCGTAAGTTGTTGAACCATCAGCAGTAATAGCTAATGTACTTTCTGTTGATGAACTATCTCCTGAAGTTTCTGAAGCATAAGAGTTACGATAACCACCTGCACCTCCGCCACCACCGCTATCGGAAACATATTGAGAAGCACCAGCTCCACCTCCACCACCAATAACTAAATATTGTAAATCAAATTCTACAACTCCACTACCTGCAAATCCAAATCTTGATGCACCTAATGGCATTTAAAACTCCTGTACTGCGTTTAATAGTGGTGTTCCTGCATTAACAAATAACAAAGATAAAACATCTGTTTTATCTACTGTAGTTGTCATAGTAAACCCTGCTGCTGCTGCAGTCTTAGCTGTTAAGTTTCCTCCACCATTAACTGTTATAGCATTTATAGCTACTGTTTTTGCTGATGAAGCGTGTTGTGTAATTATTAATGTTATAGCACAAGTACCTGCTGCAGGTACATTAGTAAAATCTATATCTGTAATATTTTCTGTAAGTGTAATAGTTGCAACATTTCCTGATAGTACATCTATAGCTAGTACTCCTGATGAACTTGTTACTGCTTGTACTTTTTCATTGTAGTTAGGAAGAAGTAAGCCATCTGTATTGGAATATTCTGCTAATCCATCTGTATCTCCACCTGTATTTGTTGCGTGTACTGGTCTAAATTCTGCCATGCTTTTCCTTAATTAATTAAATTTATATTATCTACTGTACCATCATACTTGGTAAAACTCAATATTCCCCCCATTGTAGAAATATTATCTGTTGAACCATCATATTCTGTAAAACTTAAAGCGTTGTTAGCTACTGTAATATTGTCTGCACTACCACTAGCTAATATAAATTTAAGTACATCTGTTATGTTTATATCTTCATCAATAGGTTTATTACCAATAGTATCAATGCCTAGACTTCCACCTTCTTTAAGCATTAATAACATTGACATTAGCTCATCTCCTGTGTTGCTGTAAGATAAGGTGTTCCTGCGCCAAAGAATAAAAAGAATAATAAATCTTCTGCACCTAATGTAGCTGTCATTGTAAAACCACCTGCACCTGCAGTCTTTGCAGTTACATCACCACCACCATTTACAGTAATAGCATTAATTGCAACTGTATATGCTGATGAAGCGTCTTGTGTTACTTTGACTGTAAAAGAAGATACACCATTTGTAGGTACATTCGTAAAGTCTATATCGGTCACTGCTTCTGTCAATAATAAAGAACCAGTATTTCCATTATCTAAATCTATAGTAACTACTCCTGAAGTAGAAGTTAGAGCTACATCTGTTTCTTTATAGCCTTTTAGTTCTTTATTAGTTTGATTAGCATATACTTTTTTTGATGTAGTGTCTGTTGCATCATATACAACCATAAAATCATTATCTATATCTACTTCAATACTTGTACCATCAGTAGCATTATTTACCATTGATGTAGCTGATGCAGAGTTTATATTTGATATAGCTGTTGTACCATTACCATTAAAAGTTGTAATTGCAGATGCACTGTTTGTATTAAAATCTGATACAGCTGTTGTTAATGATGTAATGTTTGTAGCAACTCTATCGTTTTGGTCATCTATGTGACTTGCAACAACTGCCATTCTGACAATTGTTCCTGATGTATGCTCAGGTAATGCAGTAGAAGCATATCTACCTTCTATATCTCTACCAACATTTGTAATAGTAGTTCCCGAACTAGCTTTAACAACAATAACTTCACGACTACCTGCTGTGTCAGGTGCGACTACTAAGTAATACCAGGTATTTTCATCACCTACTGTTGCACTTATAGAAGAAGAACCATCTGTTGTAGGTGCTTGTGAAAGTGTTGTTCCAGTACCGCTAGCTCCAATTAAACTGGATGCAAGTGTACTCTCGTAAAAGTTTACAATTTGTGTTGCTCTATCGGCCATTATGCTCCATACCTCATTATACCAAACGCTGCTATACCTGGTGTCATCTCTGATGTTATATCAGAAATAACAGGTTGTCTAGTACCTCGAACAGTAATTATAGCATACTGCATGACACTTCCAACTTCGGGTTCAGCTTGTATAGGGTAGCTAATTCTTTCTACTACACCTTTTATAATTTCTCCAGGGTTAAATATTTCTAGTGTCACCGATGTACCTTCTAGATTTCTAAGTGAAGCATACATGGTGTCTCCTAAACCTTTTACCTTTATAGGTTTTCTGTTAGGTCTTTCTACTCTATCAGATATATTTACAGGTATCTGTGCTACTACAAGTTCAGGCCTTGCTAATGCACGAAACTGTACTGATTTAACTTTTGGTGTGTCAGTACCATCACTTGATTTTAAAACTACTTTGCCAATAATATATCTTGCTACTTCTGCAATTTGTTTTTCTTCATCTCCTACACCGGATGATTGTGTTAACGCTCTAACATAAGATGCATCTGTTGGATTATCTAATGCTTCAAACTTTGTAGAATAAAACAATTCTGCACTAACAGCAGTCGTCATATCGAATGTAGATATTTCTGCACCAACAAACTGTTTGTGTTCTGCTGTATAAAAATCTGCTGCTGACATTAAAACATAACCTTCGCTTTCGTAGGTAGATGTCTCTCTGTATATGTCGGAACCGGATACTGATATTACAAACTTACCATCCGATTGTGTTATACCGAGAATAAATCCTGAGACACCTATCTCTAAATCTCTAGCAAATCCTGCAGTAGGTAAGTAGTATCTCCATAGATAACTTTCTGTGTTGCTTTCTTTTACTCCACAATACACGCTATCCCTTGATACAAACATGTGTTTAGGTGTGGTATCTATATCCGCTATGACCCATTCTTTTATTAACTGTCTGTTAGCTAAAACATATAAGTCATTAGCAACAACTAAATCTGCACGATAAAATCTACCTACATCTCTAGCTTTTTCTTTTGTTCCAAAGAATACAATACTTTCTGATGCTGCAATACAATGCACTTCTTCAAAAGGTATATTTGTTTGTCCCTTTAATGTCATAGTTCCATCAACATCTTTTACAGAATATATATCACCATTTGTAGAGGCAACTAAAACAACTGCTCCTGCATCTACAACTTGTGACACATGATGACTGTCTTCAAATGTAATTATTGCACCACTAGATAAATCTGATGATGTCCAAGTTTTTTCAAATGGGCTAACAGCAAATACTTTTTCTACTGTTGCATCGTCAGCAGATATAAATAGCTGTCCTTTAGAAAACCATACTCCTGTAAGTCCACCATTACTATCGTAATGTGTGCTTTCTTCTGACCAAGTAGAGCCATCATATTTTATAAGTTCTGAGTTAGAAGTTCCATCTGCAGTTGTAAAATATACTTGGTCGCCAACTGCGGCTGCTCCTGTAAAGTTATAATTTATTGTCAATGATACATAACTAGCATCATTCACTTCTGCCCAGGTAACACCAAAATCTGTAGATTTATAAATTACTGCTTGGTCTGTAACAAACAAATCACCATTAGTTGTTTGTGTTAAGTAGTTGTTTGTACCACTAAAACTAATACTTTCAGGTGCTGTTGTGTAAAGTAAATGTAAGTTATAAGATGTTTCATCATCCCCATGAAATACATCTACACCCTTACTATCCCAAAATCTAGTTGTATCTTGTGCAGTTCCATCAGCTCTATGTGCTGTGTCAAGTCCTTGTCCACCACTAAAATTATTCCTGGAGTATATACGACCTAAGTTAGAAGTAAAGTCCTCTGCATTTTGTTTCACATTAATATTGTTGTCCTCAACATTAGAAGACTGTATTGTCATTTCTCTTCCTGGGCCTACAGCAGTTCTGTATAAGTTTAAGTCCAGGCGAATATCATATCCTAATCGTTTAGGATTTTTTACACTAAGGGTTGTTGCTACTCTAGGCACTAGGATATACCACGCTGTTTACACTTACAGGCTCCGGATATCTAGCTCTTAAATCTTTTCTTGCTTGATTTATAAGTACTTGTTGATATTGCAATAAAGAATTTCTTATATTCGATGAAGAGTTAACTGGATAATTTGTTACTTGCATTTGTTCTGTAATGTAATCTGCTGTGTAGGCAGGTATGTCTTTACCCGATATCATTTGTGCAGCAACTCCGGCCATAATAATAGGTTCATACTCTGTCTCTAAACCTATCTCTGCTAGTGTAGTGTCTTCTGCGTCACCATCACTATCGTAATCTTTTACTTCTCCAAATTTCTTTTTAAAAGTGCAGTGTACATTTACTCCATTACTTACACCTGAGAACTGTACAACTTTACCTGATGCAGTCACAGTAGTTGGTACATCTATAAGTTCCATAGCAACTCCTCTAAACTGCACAGTGGTTTGATTGCCTGCATCTAGTTCTTGATATTGTGATACTGCTTTTAATGGTGCAACAATTCTATCATCATCAGCACCTGCTAAAGCTACATAACCAACTGCACTAGAAATTGTTTGTGTTTCCACTGCATATAATGTTGGATATAAATTTTCTATTTGGTCTTTAATAGCATTAAAAACATTTACTCTAGGAAACTGTGGAGTAATTTTAATTACATCTCCTGCGTTATGTGTTGTTGCAGTAGTTCCTCTAGCTGCTCTAGTTACAGTAATACTGTTTGTAACAACATTTAACTCAGTACATATCATAAGCTCTTGACCTATTTCAATTATTGTTCCTGCGTCTAAAGCGTCTTCTTCTTCTGTAGAAAGTAAGTCTCCATTAAAACCAACTGATGTATCTGAAACTGATAAAGCTCCACTTAAAACTGTGTAGCTAACCATATCTTCCATAGGTTCAAGGTACTCTCTATAAGTCCTATCTATAAGGCCTTTTATATTTGTACTCATTTTACTTCCTTACGCTGAATGAAATACTAAATTTATTTTTCTGTCTGCTGCTTCTGTACCATCTGATATAAGTTTTATAGCACCTACTCCGGCCCATCCGCTAGGGTCTATTCTAACATGAGCATCGGCAGTGATTGTATAAGTTACATCTGTTCCATCAGTTTCCTTTAATGCTTTAAAGTTTCCTGCTGTATTAGTAGAAGCTACTTGAAAAGTTAAGTTTGCACCTGTCATAGCGGCAGGAAAAATAATTCCTGATAGTAACAATCCATTGGTATCTATTGCTGTACTTGTTGTAGCATTTTCTGATATATCAATTGTGACCGCTTTTGTTTTGTATAAACTTTTACCTGCAACTGGCATTTAATCTCCTAAATCTTTTTTTATTATTCTAACAGAAGAAAAGGGTGGAGGTGGAATTCCACCCTAATCTTCAAATATATATCTTTAGCTTACGCCATTGATAACTGCGTGATACTCGGCAGGTCCTTTATCAAGACCAATTTCCATGTAGACACGCTTTGATACTGCGGCTGCATCATCATTGTCTGTATCCTCTACGAATACTCCGCCTTTTCCTGGGATGTTTAAGAAACAAACATCTAGGTAAGACATATCCAATACGAATGCTTGGTCAGCAGGAACATATTCGTTCACTGCAAGTCCAATATTTCCGAATGGTGTAATGATTGTGTCAATGTTTACGCCTGCAACATTTCTATCTCTTGGCAAGATTGCCATTTGATTAGAACCACTCTTAACAAGGTTTTGGTTCAAGTCTAAGATTGAGCCTGGTCTTGCGAAAAGTACAGGGTTTGCCATTGGTGCGCCATTATCATACATTAACTTCAATGTTTCAGCAATAGCATCAAAGTCAAGACCTTGTGCTGCTCCTGTTCCATCTCCGGATGCATCATGTGCGAAAGCTGATGAACCATTTCCTGTAGCTACCCATTCAGCGAGACCTCTCATCTCTCTTGGGTTGCCATCTGTTCCATCATTGAAAGTAGCATTAAAGAATTCGTACTCAACTTCTCTTGCGATTTTGCTAAGTAGTTCTTCTAACTGAAATGCCATTTCATCATTGATTGGGTTTTGCCCTTCAAAAGCCTTTGTTCCGCTTTCCATAGCTTGTGAGTTCAAATAGCCTGTTGATGCCATTGCGGAATAGGTAAGTTTAATACCTTGGTTCCAAATTTGCACACAGTCTATTGCAGAACTTCTGCTTCTACCAAAGTAAGCAGGTGTTCCACCTTCAGCAACTGCTGTATAAGAGCTGACTGTAGGGGTATCTACTTTTTGGGTTTGGAAAACAGGAGAGTTAAGAAGTTTACCACCATTTAAACCACCAACCATTGATAGTAATGGGGTCCTTCTTGCTCCGACTTTAAAGAGTTCACCTGTAAAGTTATTAATCTCAGATACTGAGATTGGGTCTGGTGAGCCTATAGCTGCCATTTTTTTCTCCTAATTCTGTTTAGGAGCTTTTCTCCTAAACGCTACTTGTTTTTTTCAAGCTCTTCTAGAGCTTTCATTTTTGTAGCAATACTGTCTCTAACTCGACCAGTTTGTTGAGCTTCAGCTATCTGTTCTTGTACACTTGTGTTAGCACTTACAGCTTGTGCTTGGCTAGCTAGATTGTCTAATCTATCTTGTCCTGCATTTACTGTCTCACGAAAACTGTCTTGCTGTCCAAATACTTCTTCTCCGAACTCTTCAGATACAAATGCTTTTAATGCATCTGCAGCTAAATCGCCTTCGTACATTTGGTCGGCTGCTTTACCAATACCTTTAGTTCTGTCTAATCCAATCTCTTGAAAAAGTACATCTCTCTCTTTGACTTGATACTGTGCTAGCTCATCCTTCAGAGCTTTATTCTCTTCACGAATTGCTTTCCAGTTCTTATCTCCAGGAGCTGATTGAACTTCAGTCTCATTAGTTATTTCTTCTGACATGTATTGTCTCCTTTATCTATAAATAATATTTAAGCAAGTGCCATCTATGTAATGCACTGGGTTCTGCTACATGTTATTTATTTTGCGTGTCTTGTATGTAGGCATCAAGACAGTTCTCGTAACCTAGGTCTAGTTTAACCGCCCGGCCTTAGTAGAGCGTCAATAGTTATTATATCATGTAATTTAAGAATGCAAGCTGTTTAAACAAGTATCTATTCTTCAACTAATCCAGTGACTTGTCCTTCTTGTGTAGTTGCAGCACCTGCTTGTATAGAACTTTCAGACGCTGATGTTGCTTGTGTTCTCCTGATTAATGCTAATTCTTCTGTTGATAAACCTGCTAATCCTGTAGCTATATCTTCTTCAGTTATAGATACTCCTCTACGAGCGCCTACTCCTACAAGTCCTGATAACTCTTCAGTTCTAGAAAATACTTGTGCAGCATCTCGCTGTGATATATTAGCTTGTACAAACTTTTCTGCTGTACTTAAACCTATTTCTGTAGTCGAGATTTCTGCTTCAGCAAGTATCTGTGAAACTAATATTTGATTTTCTAATACTGATTGTGATATATCAGGGCTAATAAACATAGCAAATAAAACTGTTTCATCTAGTCCATAACCATACTGTTCATTAAAAACTTCCAATACTTGTTCTTTATTGTTAAGTAATTGCTCATATCCGAATTGTAATCTAGCTGTAAACTCTTTTATATTTACATCACCTTCTATTGCTTCTATTATTTCATTAGCAAACACATCAGGATTTAAATTGTAATTTCTAAGTTGGTCTTTCATGCTATCTTTAAGTTCTAAGTATTGTATCTCAGTCATTCTTAATGAACCATCTACTCTACGAATACCAGGAAATGCTTTAGCATAAGCATCACCACTTCTAACTGTTGCTAGAGCTATATCAATACTTCCTGTTTCAGTCCATTTCATAATTAACTCGTCAAGTATGTTGGAAGGAAAGTATGGATATAAAGCAGCTGCATCATCTTTAGTTGGTTTATATGTTTGTGTCTCTTCTTCAAACTTAGGGTCATCATCATCATCATCATCATCATCTTTGGTATTATATATATTTACGCTTTCAAATTCGTCAAGAAAACCTTGTATGATAGCTAGTGCTTTACTTTCTGCACTTTCTAACTCTGCAAGGCCCGCACTTGTAGTGCTTACTCCAGTAGTAACTTCTACTACTTTATCTTCCTTTACACCTTTACCCTCAACTTCTTCTATATCTATTGCATTATTTAGTTTTGCAGCATCTTTGTCAACATAAAATTCTTGTTCTCCTGTTAGAGCATTTCTACCTATAATAACCATTAGTTAAATACTCCCGAATAGGCTTGTGGTACTCTTGACGCTAAGTCGTTTAAGAATTTATTTTTAACTCCTGGGCTGTTAACAAACTTACTTCTAATTTCTTTATCAAACTCCATGTAATCACCATTAGCTGCAATTATTGCTTCGTCAACTATATCTTTTTGATTAGGTGTTAGCTCTACTATTTGATTACCTGTAACATCATTAATAAGTCTTGATGCTCTATTAGAATAATATCCATTCCAAGTACCAAAGTTAGAACCTTTAAACATAGGATACAAGGTATCGTGTTGCATTTGTAATTCATTCTTCACGCCTTCTATATCTCCTGCTCTAACTCTTGCAGCAATTTTATAAAATGCTCCTGTTTGTTTCATAGCTTCGTATGCGTTGATACCTAAAGTATCTACAATAAATCCTTTAGCAGTTGATTGTCCTGTATTAACACCACTAAATTTACCTATAAATGGTTGTAAACTTTCAGGTAACAAGTCTTTACCTCCCAATAAATTTAGATATGTTTCATCATCTATGTAATCTAAAAGGGTATCTACTTCATCTGCATCTATCTGAAATGTAGTTACTGCTATAGCTAGTGCTTCTGCAAGGTCATTAACTGGTCCTTGCATGTTTCTTGATATAATACCTTTTGTAATATTTGCAATGTTTGTAGTCAGGTCTTTCTTTACTCCATCAGGGTCAGAATAAAATTTTAACATAAACTTTCTTTCGTTTGCAGTTGAGTTTGTATACCAAGCTGTGCCTGCTAAATCATCTTCTGATACAGGTACTCCAGTTAAACTAGCTGCTAGAAATGCAGCTTGTACATCTACATCAAGTAACCATTTCATACCATCTTTTTTTGCTTTTGTTTCAAATTCTTTTTCAATTGCATCGAAGACACCTCTGTATGGTTCTTGTTCACCATCTTCGCCTACTCGCAGTATTTCACTTACTAATAAATCTTCATGTCCTCTGAATGCATACCCATATCTTTCTGCAAAAGTTGTTGCATCGTATGATACTGGCTCTACACCTTCTGATAAAAAGTTAGGGTTATCTACTTTTGCAAGTATAGGAAAGTCACCAAGCGCTTCATCTGTGTCAAAAAATACTGCATAGATAACACCATCTATTTCAATAATCTCTTCGGGTTGAAATGTAAATTGATTAGTAAGCATTATCTATTAAAAGAAAATAATATTTCTTCATCCTTTTCCTCTGTTAAATCGTCATTTAAGCTATCTAATATTATATCATACACAGGTTTACTTATTTTGTAAGCTATTGAATACTTATCAGACAGCTCACCAAAGTTCTCCCAAAAACCTTCATCAGTTGTCTGCATCTTATTGTATGCCTGTGCTGCATCTGTAAGTAATATTGACATCTCATAAGCTGTGTAAGCTATTGCTACTCCTGGTGCTGCTGCTGCTAAGCCTATTGCAGGTAAACCTTTAGCCACTGCTTTAGTTATTACTTGGTCGCCTATGTCTAACTTCTCTAATACATTAAATATTCTTCTAAACATGCCAGGGTTCTTTTGCATAATCTCTTTAGATTTGTTTAGATTATCTACACCATCTGACTGAGATATTACTTCATCTATATCTACTAAATTTGGAGGTGTGTCTTTTACTTTAAAACTTGTTTCAGCTTCTGTTCCTGCAAAAAAACCATCTGCATCAAATAAAACACCTTCATTTTTTTTAAGATAATTAACAACTTCATCTGCATCATTTCCTTCTTTAATAAATATTTCAATTGAATTGGGATTACCTTTTCGTGTCCATAAACTCATAACACCAAATGGTTTAAATCCTTCAGGTGTTTTTAAAAATAATTCTATTGGGCTGTTATTTGCAATTTTTCCTAATTTTCCAGTAGGTCTTGCGTGTAATCCACCCTTAACTTCAAGAGTTGTAGCTTGTACAAAATCTCCTTCTACTATAGGTATAGGTTTATCAAGTTCACTTTCAGGAACGCCGAAATGATTTCTTGTTAGCAGTACATCATCTACTACATTTGTAGGTGTGGATGGTAAATCTATAGTATGTAATCTTTCAGGAAGTCCTAATTCTTTTGCTATCTCTCCAATAGTTAAAGGTTCCCCAGTAACTAAATTGTTCATATCGGCAAAAGCCTCTACTGTTTTATTGCTAACTGTAGGGTTATCAATAATAGTTGTTCCAATAATTTTATTGTATTCATTAATATAATCTCCGCTTATTTCTAAAGGGAATGGTTGACTTACCATTTCAAATGGTCTGACACTGTTAAGTAACTGTACAGGTTGTGTTGAATTAGGCAGAAAAAATTCTATATTATTTTGCATAATCTCACCTACATAAGCAGCTACACTGTCTGCACTATCAATGTGACTGTACATTTGTCCACCATCTAAATACATATTATCTACAGAACTAAAATTTATGTACCCAGTTTGTTGTCTTCCTTGTTGCTCAAAAAAATATTTGATAACATTCTTAACAGCTTTAGCTTCGCTGTTATTTGGATTGTCGTACGCTCTTAGATAATCACTAGGTCCTTCTTTTAATCCTAAATTGTCTGCTATTTCAGCATACAAATTAGATACTAAGTCTTCCGGTAAATCTTCTATTTGATTATATATTTCTATAAGTTGTACAGTAAAAGGTCGCATAACTTCTGTTGAATGAAAAGCAGAAGTAATTGAACCAAATTCAAAATACTTCATATCATCAAGAGTTCTTATTTGCAACTCTAATGCCATAGGAACATCTTGAACTTTTATATTGCTACCTTCTAGTTGTTCACTTATCTCCCTTGTTAACTCGTATACATCTTGATTTGTGTCTATTTCAAAATCAAAACCTTCGTTTAATGCCTCTGCTATTTCTTGTATTGCTTCTGATGTTTCTTCGTATCCAGTCCACATTTGGTCAGGCTGACGCATATCGTCTAGCTGTTCCATCTCTATCAATACTTCTAGATTTGCTAATGCATAATTAACCATGGTCTCTAAATTCAAGTTACCAAAGTTTTTCTCTAAAGGTTGGTAAGCGTCAAATACAGCAACAGCATGTGTTGTGTACGAGGATTTTGTTTCCATACTTTGCATAAGGTTTCTTAATAAATTTTTGCGAAACTCAACTGCACCACCATCAAGTAGTTCGTCATAGATTTCTTTTAAAGCGTCTTGAACAATTCCAATTTCTCTATTGCCATATTCTGCCATAGATTATTTTGCTTTCTGTCTCTTAGCTTTTTCCTCTGCCCATTCTTTATGTGCTTTTTCAAAAAATATTTCGTATTTAGACTTACTCATTGTCCGGGATACCTTCTAATGTATCAGGTTTATCTCTAAGCATCTCCATTACTTCTATTAAAGATGGTGTTTTTTCTGCAGTTTCTTTTAGATTTTCAACACTCTCTTTTACTTTATCTGCAACTGCTCCTGGAGTATCTGCAATTAACTTACCAGTTTCAGCTAAACCTCCGCCTATATTTTTTACAGTACTTTGTCCTACTTCTGTAATCATCTTCAGATATTCAAAGTATCTTTTAGCAGGTGCAACTGTACTGTCATACAATGCATCTTCAAATACAGGTATGCCATCTCTTATCTTTTGTGTTATAGGGCCTACTGGTAAATCAGAAAAGAACTGATTACCTTTATCTACAAGGCTTTTATCACCTTGTTTAAACACGCTGTCATCAGCCTGTGTTTCCGGTCTTTGTGAGAATTTACTGTTAGGAGCATCTACTTTGTCATCATAAAAACCTTCATCTACAACACTAAAGTCTTCTGCTTGTGTTTGGCCTGGTTGCAATACTACTTGATTATTAGCAACATCACTAAGATACCATTTATAAAACTCTTCTTTACTTTTAAATCCTGTAGAAATATAGTCTGTTATTGCACCTGTTTGTATTTCAGATGCTAACTCCATACCATTTCCATACTGAACATTATTCCCATATACACTAGCAACATTGTTCATGTTATCTAATGCAGGTAAGAATGCAGCTGCAAAACCTTCTTGGTCTGCAATATCTTCATAAGCAGGATACATTTTAATTCTTGATACATACTGTTCTACAATTTGTTCCTCTGACATTTGTTCATATTCTTCAGGGCCAGGTCCTTCAGGTGCTTGGTCATTTAAATCTGCACCAGTTCTTATAACAAGTTTTCCACTTGACATAAAAGCGTATTCTTTGTTATTGTCGAAGTAATTACCTTGTGCCATAGTAACTAAATCACTACGCATATCTTCTACTGTTTTAGCTCTATACCAATCTAAAGGTCCAAAGTCTTCTTCCATTATCCATCTCCTAATTCTATTTGTCCCATTGATGCTTCAAATAAATTTGTTGAATACTTGATTGCATCTAATGCTTCAACTGACGACATCTCTCTTTGTATGTCAGGTCTAGCTTTTAAGTTTTCTGTAATAACATCTAATGAATTTAAAGGTTCAGGTATCTCACCTTTTTCTTGTCTTAAAATATCATAGCCTGGAATTACTAATGGTAAAGAACTACCTGGTAAGTATAAAGGAAATTTACCTTGTGGAGTTGCGTTAAAGTCTCCTACATTAGTTCCTAGTATTATATCCCTATCTGTTATAAGACTGTCTTCATATTCTTTTTGAGCTAAAGCAGATGTTGCTAATCCTTTATTTACTTCATTAGCAAATTCAAGATAATCGTTATCAGTAAAGTTAATACCTAGTATCTCAGATACTTGGTCTAATATATCTTTTATCTGTCCAGGGTTTGCTTTAGCTTGTTGCTCTAAGAATAAACCTTTTTGATACAAGTCTGCAAACTCTGATGTTTCTGTATAAATATCTTCTAGTTCACTTAATGTTGTTTCATAAAGTGGAACTTGATTAGCTAAATCTTCTTCCCAGTTTCCTGTATCTGTAGCTCTAATAAATACTGCAGACATAAACTTAGCCTCTCTTTGTGACCATTGACCATACTCTGATGTAGTAGGTGCATCCATTCCCGCTAAAACCAGTCTTTTTTGTAATTGGAATATTTCGTGCGGTGACATATCTATAAAGTTTCTATACTCGGAACCTTTAGCAAATGGTGCGTCAATCATTTCAGGGTTGCCATCGCCATCAATTTGTACTGTAGAAGGTATTAATCCATCTCTGTCTGTCTTGTAACCCCAGTAAGGATGAGAACTTCTGTATGTACCATACTCATCACCAATGTATTCTGCTACATCTGCACTATCTTGTGCTTTTTTCTCTGCTTCTCTAGTGGCATTATAATCACTGCTTTCAAGGGTTCTGTTTACACTACCGACTATTTCATCGACATTGTAAGCATTCGATTTTACTTTACTATTAAATGAGTAAGTAGTAGAACCTGCAGCTTTACCTGGAGTAGGCCTATCTACAACAGTAGGATTACTTCGTATGTCTTTATCTGCTGATGTTAATAATGCAGTTAAAGAATTTATATCCGCTTCACTTGATACTTTATTGTACAAAGTTATAGTTTCATCGGTAAAAAATTTTCTTAGGTTTTCATCCTGGAACAATTGATTAAGATTGTATGAAGTAGTTTTAGTGTCTATGCTTCCAAGTCTTTCTCCTACTTTAGTCTCGGCTATTTTGTATACAGCTTGTTGCATGTAGTCATCAATAATTTCAGGTATAGTCATTTGACCAACACCTCTGTCGGATATCTCTACAACATCAATGCCACCTTCATTTTCAAGGTCTAATATACTTTGTTCTTCTTGTTCTTCCGGGTCCATTAATTGTCCTTCACATTTCTAGGGTTCACTGGGCTAATTTCATAAAACAATACTTCATTAGCAAGTTTAGCAAAGTTAGTTCCTTCAGACTGAGCTATTATGTCTGCCCAAATAAACCTCATAAGCTCTTGTGCTTTAAGGTAATCATTACTATCACCATAAAGTTTTTTACTTGTTCTAGTAGAACCTGATATCCTTACAGATAACTTTTCTCCCTTAATGTTAGTATAACTATATCTACCATTGTTTATTAAAACATCTATAACATTATCTCGTTCTTCTAGATATTGTACTACAAAAGGATATTCCGGGGAATTTTTTGTAAGTGGATAATCTTTCCAGTTAGCTAACTCACCCATAACAGTTTCAACAGTTGCTCGCTGTTGTTTGCCAACAAAGTTGTAAATATTAACTATGTCATATTCCTCTTGAATTTTTTCTTTAGCTTCTTTGTAAGCATCATCCCAGTTGCGCTGAGGTTCAGTCTCTCTAATCTCTTTTTTTCTTTTCTCTAACTCAAAGATAGCTTGTGATTGTTGCATAAACTGCGGATACTCTCTAGGGCTTAAATTCCTAGTTTGTATGTCGTAGAATGCAGGATAATATAATTCATCTTCTACTGTATCCGGTTGTATATAAATACCAGTATTTGGTAATGCACCTGGTTCTAATAAATCTTTCCTATCTCCTTCGTTCCACCAAAAGTAAGAATGTTCTTTTATAGGCTTTTTGCCCATGGTCTCACTCTTAGATTGAGTTAATGGAATTGGATTGATACCAAACTTTTCTTCAAAGTCTATATCAGTTTGCATATAGTCATATCCATTTTTCAATAACATTTCATCATATTTTACTTTTAGTGATTGTGTTGCCCACCAAGTTCCATTTTTATCTTCCACTTCTATCCTTGGTTGTATACCAGTTGGCAATGTGAACTGTGTAGTTCCTCTAAATATAAATAAACTTCTAGCTTTCTTAAATGATTTATCCATATACTTATCTATACTTACTTGGCTAGTTTGGTCCACTTTACCTGCTAAGACATAAGCACTGTAAGTATCCATAACAGCTGTACCGAATGCTTGTTGTCTTTCAACACTGTATGTCTCTTCACTTGTAAAAAACTTTTGTAACCAGGCAGGCATTTGGTCAATAGGATTACCTCTACCGAAAGAACCTAAAAAGAAATCTTGCATAACTTTAGGTACAGGTAATCTATCTACAATATAGTTTGCAGGTATTGTTACAAGAGGTCCAAATCCAGGAGCGAAACCATTTTGTGCAATTAAGTTAAGACCACTAGCGTATCCAGGTATAGAAAGTCTTACACCTTCTTCTTCCATATTTTCACCGAATGCTGCTTGTTGTGCTACAGCTTTTAATGCTCTACCACCAACACCAAATGTTAGTAAGTTTAATGCGTCAACATAGTTAAACATCATCTTGCCAGTTCTTGGGTCTTCTTCTAAGAAACCATTTTCACTATCCCAAGGTTTTGCACTCTCACCATTGTCTATAGCTACTCTTGTCTTATTAAACTTCTGTGGATTTTCTGTAATTAATTTACCCCATGATTGAAATACCTCTGCCCATATTTCCGGGAATGGTATGTACTTGTTAAACAAATCAGAAGCAACATGTCTATTAGAAGTTGAATACAATAATGTCTTTACTGTTTCCATAGCTTTTTGTTTTAATATATCTTCTGCTTGTTTCAATGAAGTAACTGTATTTTCTACAGCAGGTTGTTTCGCAGCTTCAATTAAGTTATCCCATAATTTATTTCCATCTACCCATGCTTCTGCACCTTTAAGAAACTCTGCTCTAGTAGCATCATTCATATAGGCCATTAACTCTATAGCTTCTTCATAAAAAGAATATCTAAACAATGGGTCTCTGTTTAATTTATTAGAGGGTTTAGCTAGTAATACATCATAACCTGTATCTAACAACTTACGATATTGTGGAAAATTTGTACCTGCATAATTAGCGTCATCAAAAAATCCTGCTGCAACTATATCATCACCTGCAACCATAGTTCCGCTTTCACTTATTCTTTGTGTCCCATCAAACTTAGCGGGCAATGACTGTGGGCCTAGTCCGGCTCTATCTACTTCAGGAGTTAATACTTCTATTAGCTCTTTATAAAATGCTTCATTAGCTTTACCTTTAATACTTTTACCACCAAGTCTTGCTGAATTACCTTTGAGTAATTGGTTATGTTGCTTCCACTTAACCCAGTCTTTTCTTTTATAAACTCCACCATTAGAAATCATTTCTAGAATTTGTGAGTTATTGACTGAAGATAAGTCGCTTACAAACTTAGGAAATACTTTATATCCATTTTGAAAATCTATTTTTCTTGCTGCTTCTGCTGATAACTCAACACCAGTTTGTGGATTTATAATTTTGTGTTCTGCACCTACAAGTCTTGCAACTCTATATTGAACACTCTCTAAATATTCTTTTAATGCTTTGTCACTTTTTAAATAAGTTTTATCTCCATCGTTGAAACTCCTAGCTACTAAATCTTGTAGCAGTTCTTTGCCATCTCCTCTTAGGTATGCAAATGTTTCATCTAATCCTAAATCTGCAATTCTTACAGCAATAGGGTCTGTAGCTAATATTTCTACTTCTGTCCATAATGCTTCCCAGTATCTTGGGTTTATTTTTCCAGTAGGTAAATACTTATCTACTTGAATAAACATATTTTCTATTAAGTCTTTACGACCAGTTTTAAATGCAGATGTGACAGCTTGTTCACCAAGAGAAGATAAATATTCCGGTGTATTGTTAAAAAGGTTTCCTCCTGGAGTTCCTCTTGCTGCACCTTTGACTTCATCAACAGTTACTTTTAGTGCATCGAAGTTATGTGGAAATAGTGCTTCAAGTACAGGTTTGTTAATAACACTATCGTAATTAATTGATGCTGCGCCTTTACCTTCTTGAACTCTATGCAAAAAGATAAGACCTTCGTTATCCCCAGTAGCTAATAGTTTTTCAAACCCTTGGTCTATAGCTGCTTGTTTGTTTGTTACATAAACACTTTCTTGGAATGCATTGACACCCATCATCACAGCATTGCTCATTGAATTTTCTCCACTTAATCCAATAGAAACATCTATCATTATGTTTCCATCTTTATCTGTATAAACACCTACTGCATGTTTATCTTTACCTAATAAACCAACTGTGTCATCATCAAAAAATAGATTATCTATTTGTGTGTCTAAATATGCTGCAGGAGTAAGATTTACTTTTGCTGCTTCTGCTTCTATAGTTCCAAGATTACCTAAAACCATTTCTTTATCTTTATATGCAGATACGAATACATCTCCTTCAGCAGGTCCTCTATATCCCAAATCAATAAATTGTCTTTCATCTAATGATGTTGTAAAACCACCACTTTCAATTAGTGCTTCACCCATAGAATTGTATGTTTTTTTATCGTATCCTTTTATAGCACCTTGTGCTGTTGCTTTTATTGTTTTAGTTTTAGTATTAAATGTTTTTTCAGTTAACTCTGCAAATTTGATTTGTCTGATATCAAAATTATTTACAGCTGCATTTACCATATACTCACTAACTTCACCCTTATAGTTAGTTTCAAGTAAATAATGCTTCATTAGTTTTTGTGCTTGTTTGTAATCAAATGCATTTAAAGTTGCTACATCATCTACATCAATAACATTTTTCATAAACTCTACATCATCAGCTTTCATTTGCACTGTCATAACAAGTTCACCAGTATTATCAAATATTCTCGCTACTTCATCAGCTCTTTCAACATCAAAGAACTCGTAATATTTATTAGAAGTTAAAGACAATCTTTTAAAGAAACTTGTAAATGGATTAACTTTTCCGGCATAAGCATTTCTTAATGCTTCTTCAGGAACTACACGAAGTAACAAAGCTAACCTCATCATCCATAATGGTTTTAAGAAATTATTTTGTAGATTGTTAAAATGATAATCTATAACTCCCTGCGGCTTTAATGACCTTGCTTCAGCTGTAGCTCTTCTAGGAATTTTAAATTGTTTAACCCAATCTTTATCTTCTATGAGACCTAAGTTTTTACCATATGCTCTTAGTAAACTTTCTTCCGGTCCAAGAAGTTGTTGATGTGCTTTAGATGCACGAACAATATCTTGTGGGTCTAACAACAATGCGAAACTGCTAGATGCTTGTGACATCAAATGCATTGTAGGAACTGCTTCAAAAATATATCGTTCTAACTGTCCATCATCGAAATCTTTTATACCAACTCGTTCATAATATTCTTTTACATCTTTAATTAAAGTCTTATACTTTTTCTTAATTTTTGTACCATTAAATGCAAGTGAACCTGCTGTACCACTAAAAAAACTTCTTAGCTCTTCCATTTGTGCATTAAAGTTTGCTTGCTGTTTTACTATTTCCTCAATATCAAATTTTAAATTAGGGTTCTGTTTTATAAGACTACTTGCAATTTCAAGATTTGTTGCATTCACAATCTCGTCTAATTGTGATTGTGATGCTGAACCTAGTGCTTCACGCATAATGCTACCTCTAGTTTGAGGGTCAACAAATGCTATCTTCATCATGTTGTCTAGATTTTTTACACTCTCATCTAATTGTGACCACATAACTACAGCTTCAGGTCTTAATTGAAATGCTCTTTGCATATGTTTGGGTAAAGCCATTCTTATTTGTTGGCCTAATCCTAGTAAACCTCTTGTTTGAAAATTAGATACTTGTGTTTGTTCTGCTCCTAATTTTGCTAGTTTTCTAAATGGTGCAACATCAGTTGCTTTACCAGTAATAACTTTATTCATAAAATTAAAGAACTCACCATAAGCAGTAGGTTTATAAGGCAGTGCGTCTAACCCTACATTTCTATTTTGTTTAGTTAGTTCTCTAACTCTATCTAATTCTATTTTTCTTCCATCAGGTACATATTCTTTTATGACATTAAAAATGTCATCATAGTTTTGGTCTGTTAGTCTTCCACCTTTAGCGACTGTGTCTAATATTGTCCACACATGCAATGGGTCATCAACTTCTGTAAGTACTTGTAATACTGATACAGGTAATCTATCAAACTCTTTTATATCTCGTAAAAAAGCTAGTCCTTCATCTCCTTGTAAATCTGCTATTGCTTTTCCGAAATCTTTACCCCATTGAGAATTTTTGACATCATCAACAGATTTTCCATAATACAAAGCTCTGTTCTCTTTACCTGTTTTACCTGGTAAAAATCCTTTCCAAAAATTTATATTCTTTAAACCTTTTGCAGTTGACTTAGCTGCTTGTTGATTTGCATTTAATAAACCTCTCATAGCTGTCTTAACACCTGCACCATACATTAAAGCTAGGTTCATAGGGTCAGCAGCTACACGAAAGACACCATCAATAACTCCTGATATAACACTGTATCCTGTACTTCCTGGATTAGTTACTGTAGATGCAATCAATCTTCCAGGAGATATGTTTATTTTCTCTCCACGCCCTGTTGTATATTTAAATCTATTTTCTGCTTGGTCAAAAGCATTTGTAATATCTTTACCATAAACAGATTTAGCTTTGTTATAAGCTACTTGTTGAGTAGCTCCTGCACGAATAGCATTTAAATATTCTTGTGTTTCTTTTAAATTTACAGAGTTAGGCATCATTCCAGTACCTAGGTTTATAGGATTACCTTTATTTTTTTCTTGTATATATCTTGTAAGTTCTGTTGGTCCATAAGCATCTCTTGCTTCTCTATATTTATCACCTGCATTATCACCCAGTACAGCATTTAATATTCCTTGTGTAACCGCACCGCCACCTTCACCTTTATCGCCAATGAAGATTTCAGGTATTCCGGCAAGAGTTGCTAATGCAACTGTTCCAGGAACTGATTTACCTGTAGATTGTGCTGCTACTACCGCAGATTTAAAACCTCTTGATACTGGTTGAAACATGCTGTCTAAACCTAACATACCTACTTGGAATGCTCTTTTTAATCCACCAACTTGTGTTACTGGTTTAAGGTTATAAGTATTTTGTTGTGCTAATAATTCTTGTGTTTTTAATGCAGTTTGAAATGCATTACCATCGCCTGCATTTGTTCCTACCATTGCTTGATATGCATTCATTTTGAATGGCACATTAGGATATGTATTACCTAACTCACTAAAGTTTCTAGCCATCTCTTGGCCTTTAGGTGTTTGTGCAATCTGTTGACCTAAGTTATAGGAGTTAACTTTGTTAAGAGTTTCTGCTGCTATAGCTTCGGATATATGAGAAGCCGAAAAGTTAAAAGGAGAAAACCTCATTAGGTAGTCTCTGTATCAGCTTCATTTTTATTTATTGGCTCTACTCTTGGTGCGGCATAAGCATCAGGAGTTAAGTACTCTGCAATAATAGGGTCATTAAATCTTTCCATTAAACCCATCCAATAACTTTCTACATCTAAGGTTTGTTTGCCCGGAATGTTTGCACCTGCTGTTGCTAATCCTTCTGCAACATCTTGGCTTTGATATTTAGTTTGCGCTCCTAATTTTATAGGTCTACCCATAGGTGTAGATATATTTTGTTGCGCTCCTGCACCATCAGGCCCACTTGTCTCTGCATTTAAACCTGGTGTAAGCCCTTCGTTAATTAATTTACTTTGTCCTGTTGGGTCACCTGATTTTCTAGGTACATATAAATCTGCTGTTGCAGGGTCTATTTTTAAATCTGTATTTTCTGCAGCTGCTTTTTGTGATGCTGTTTTTCTAACCATAGTTTTCATCCTCGTTATTTAAAAAGTTAGCCATGTCTGCTAGAAAATGTACAAATTTACTTTGTTGTTCATCAGATAATTTTTTCATCATAATTTTTATCATCACGCCTTCTATAGGGCCTGGTAACATGTATTCAAAAATTACAGGAAATTCTTCTAAATCTATAACTAGCTCTTCCATTGCTTCACTCAAAGTTACCTCATCTTCAACATTGTGAAAATTCCAGTCTTCTTGATTAATGATGTCATAGAATTCGTGATTGGTTTTTGCCATTGGGTCAAAATCTTTAGCCACCTTGTCCACCTCCTTGTTGTGCTGCAACTTGTGCTAACACTTGTTGTAATCCCGGTGGAGGTCCTGCTTGCGGTCCTGCTTGTTGCTGACCTGCTTGGGCTAAGGCGGCCTCTTCCGGTGTCATGTCGTCACCTTCAGGAGTATAGAACTTTTCTAAAATTGAATTCATGTTTTGAGGATTTTTCTTAATCTCAATTGCAGCCATAGTTGCTTTAGGATTACCTTGTGCAGCTTGGGCCATAAGACTTTCAAACAAAACATTCTCTGCTCTCTCTGCATTAATTCTTGAATTGATTTGTGATATGTTATCTAATCCATCCATGTTCTCTTGTAAAGTTTGTTTATCAATAATACCTTGTTGTTTTAGCTGTAGGCCTGTAATAATTTTTTGTGGTTCATCAAACCCGGCCATAACACCATAAATTCTTCTTGTCTTGTACATCTCTGCAATATCTTTACTAGGAACATAAGTCTCTTTAAAGGCTGTACCATCTCTAAAACCTGCAATAGGTTTACGCATGTTTGGATACATGGTCTCATCCCACTCTAATCTTTTAGTATCAATTTGTTCTAAAGCATCTTTAAGAATTACTTGATATTCTCTTACATGCAATGATGCAGATTGTCCTAGTTCTTCTAATCCTCTACCAGTAACAAAAGCGTTAGGCGATTGTCCATCATCTGATACAGGATATGCAGAACCTAAACGAAGATGTCTTTCTAGTCTATCTATCTGTTGGAACAGCTGATAGGGTAGATTGTTTGTTGGTTTAGATACCTGGCTTCCAGGTGTCAAATAGTTAACTGACAATCGTCCTTTCTTATACTGTCCACTTTCTATCTCGCCAATGATGTTGGTTTCTGTAAACACAGCATCTTCCATTGCAATGACAGATAGAACATTTATCTTCGCCATATTAGCCATCAATCCTATAACATGATGGAATTGACCTTGCATTTGGTCAAAAGCAAATCTTTTAGCTACTACAAATCTTGGTCCGGATTTTAAAGGGTTAGGAATAAAATCTAATATAACTTTGTTTTCCGGTAAGAAAATGTATGTACCTTCGTCATCATAGTATTCTGCTACAACTTTACCTGTACCACTTTGATTAGCCCAGGTCTTGTCATAACTTGACATGTAGGCCATTGTATTATATTCAGCATCAATTTCATCTAAGATAACATTCTTGTGATTTGGATACAGTTTAGCCAATGTCTCATGTGGAACTCTTTGCACAATAGCTAGTTCTTTAGGTTGTTGCCCTTCACCAAAATATCCTGGGTAACAAAGATAAGGGTCTTTAGTTTCTGCATATGGATAAGGAATGCCATTAGCATCTTTTTTCTCTTTTAACACCCATACAGCAAAACCATAACCAGGTAGCCATCTACCAACTTGTGGTAATTGTAATTCTAATTTTTGTTGTTCATCATAAGCATGTACTATTCGTTCTATTTTTTCTGCTCGTTTTGTAGCGCGTTCACTATCTTTATCATTAAATATGTCAATTCTTAAATCAGGCGCTCTACCTAATTTTTGTGCAAATCTCTCCATAGCTGAATGCAAAAGGTTGGGTGCAGGTATTTGGTTATAATCCATGTCACGCATTTGTTTGCCAAGTAAAGCCTTAATACCATCAGCACCACCATTCATAATTGCTCGTATTTTATCTTTTTCTGAAATGACATCTGCATGTTGCGCTCTAAGTTCATACACTCTGTTATATATTTCGTCTGCTGTTTTCATTATCTCCAATTATCCAAATCCATGTTACTACCTTCATACCCACCAAAAGATGGCTCATATTCAAGTCCCATTGTAGCAAGTCTTTCCTTCTGAAGTCTACGAATAGTTTTCATTGGGAACCAACTAGCCATTACTAAGTCAGACTTTTGTCCTACTGACCTACTCTTGTTTTGAGCAGAACTGAAATACACTAACTGACTTTTATATAAGTTTACCTTTTCTTGGGCCTCAAAGCCAAGGTATGGCAAAGAAATTAATTTTTGTTCAAACAATGGTCTCATTGCTGTAACACCAAATATTGGGTCGTGTTTATTAGAATAAGTCTGCGTTCCTTCTAAGAAGATACCATGCTTACCTGCAAAGTCTCTAATAGATTGGTCTTGTCTAATTGCACGCTGAAAACCATTCTCTTCAATAACCCAATGAGAGAGATTGTATTTCACAAACCATTCTTTAATTATTTTAAGTGCTTGTGGAATACCACCTCCAAGTGAGTTTTCCATATCAATCATATACAATTTGTTAGATGCCTGGTCATAACCCCATAAAAATGCAGCTTGATATCCGACTGATGCCGGGTCAAGTCCTGCAATTAACCTAACTCCTGCAGGTACCTGCCCAATTTCTCTACTTTGGTCTCGACATGCTTCTATTTCTACGCTGTCGAATAAGGCCATACCATCAGGCATAGCAACATTAAGATAAACCATTTCGTAAATTGCTCTACCACCAGTAGTCTCTGCAGCAGACTTTCTACCCATTAACCACTTGTAAGTTCTTTTCTTTGCCCACAACATACAGTCCTGGTGAGCTTCATCATTCCAGTCGGGTAAAGTACATCCTGTATCGTGTGCCTCTTCTACTATCGTATTCCAACTTTCGTTGTCTAGTAGATGAGAATATAAATCGTCATAGTGTTGCCTGGAGCCAATAACAATTAAAGCTGTATGTTCTTCTTTTCGAGAAGATAATGTTGTTGTCCACCAGGTTCTTGTGTTCTCTCTCGATGCAGGTTGCATTGTAGAAGAGTGGTCCTCTAAGTCATCGCCTATGATAATATCACAATCTCGTGAAAGAATTTTTCCACCCCGACCGATACCAACCATGGTAGGAGACTTAATCCCGGTAACAGTACGAGTACCAACAGTAAACCCACTTTGCGACCACGCTTTTCCTGCTCTGCTAGTTGGTTTAAAACTTTTTCCAGGTGGGCAGAGTTCTTCGATAAGTTTTTCATTGTTCTCTAACTGGTCTATTACTGAAGCGACAGCATTCTTAGATATCTCTTCATTACCACCTACCCACAATATTCTAACATTAGGGTTCTTGATTATAAGCCATACTGCAAAATGAATTAGTAGGTCAGTCTTGCCATGTCGAGGAGGAGATAGTATCATCTGTTGATTTCCATGTTCTATAGCTTCAAGAATAGATTTAATCCATCTAATGTGAAACTCCGGAGTTTGATAGGGTTCACCAGTTTCTGTTTGAAAATACCTATCTCTAAATATTTTAAAGTCAGCTAATGACTTCTCTGCTTTAGCAGGTAAAGTCCAGTTCTCTGCTTTTTCTTTTGTCTCCATATCTTCTATCCATGCAGCATACGCATAAGATAAAGCAGCTTTTGTACAGCCTAAGATTTCTGCAGCGTCTTGTTTTTTTAAATCACCTTTAAGAATAAGGGGTCCTAAGTCTTTTTCTATAAGGGCGTCATAAACGACACCTCTTCTTTTTTGTACATTAGGTTGTGCTACAGGTTTACCATCGTGTTCAGGTTCATAGACAGCACCTTGTTGTTGGGCGTAAAATTTTTTATTATGGTAGGCCTTAGAACAAGTAGCAGAACAAAACTTTCGTTTAGGTGCTTTTAATACATTATGACAAGATTGTGCAAAACATAACTTAACATTTGTCATTTAGAATAATCCTCGCACTCTTTGTTTAAACAAGTTACTTTTTCCCTGTCTATATCGTATATTAAGTATAGGCCACACTTAGGGCATGCTACTTTCAATTAAACTTTTTTTCGTATAACCTTAGTTTTACCATTCTTGGTCCTGGCGTACTTATGTGTTTTAGTTTCTCTAATTAAAGTTCCACTATAAGTTTTGTTGCCCCACTTCCAAGTTACTCTTTTACCGGCCATATTTCTCCTACCACATTTTGCAAGACCAATATCTTGCACTTGTCTTATCCGATGCTGTATCACATTTGTGTCTAGCACGAAATGATTTCCTAGCTGCCGGGTTATCTTTTCTTATCTCCATGTTAGGGTCGCCGAACATTACTTTCTTAACTTTGTCGCCATCCTTAACATACACTTTAAATTTCTTTCGACCATGACCTGGTTCACCTTTACCAATCCTGGAAGGTTTATTTAAAGATACAGATTTACCTTGAAACTCGGCCATTACTTTTTCTTTTTCTTTTTAGCTTTTTTCTTTTTAGGCATTCCCTTTGGGTATCCAATTCCTTTTGGCATAATATTCCTTTCAAATCTTTCTCTTATCATAACACAAAACCCCGCCGAAGCGAGGCTCTGTCATCGTACAGTCGTCCATTACTGTTATGAAAAATATAACAATCCACAAAAACATTTCTCCATTACACTGTACACCACATACTGTTTCTTAGATGAAAAGTTTTTCTTTCTTATTATAAATAGAAGCTATCCTCATAGCTCCACCTGGATTTTCCAGGTATACCTAATCTACTACTGCTAGTAATTTAAGTAGGGTGAAAAAAATTTTTTATGTAAACTGTTGGCAGTTCTCACATACACCATCCATTAACTGGTCAGCCCAATAAGGATGCAAACAAATATCACAATCTTCTACGCTTACATAATCCATTAAGAAACTATACCATAAAGTAAAGGCCCTGCTGTTGCCAGTAGGACCTAAACTTAACATACACAATAGAAAGGAGGAACTTATGAAAAACCAGTGAGGTTCCTAAGTTACCTATCTATTAGTAATAATAGCATAGTTGTAATTTATGTGGGGTATTAAATTAAGTAAGGAGGCCTACAAAAAAAATACCCTATATCAGTTTACTATATATTTTTTATGGTATAGTTGAATTACACAAACACATTAGATTGCAGACTTTTAGAACAATCTAATAGATAAGACATCAAGTAAGTGGATTAGTCTGACCATGGTAACTAGGGTAAAAGCCTATTATTCTACATATGTTATATAGCTACTATATGGAGTTATTCGGTTTGGGTTGGGAGTAGCACAGGGTAAGAACTACTTAACATCTTAAATAAGTAATAACTTGCTAGTAAAGGAACACCACTATCTGTAGTGCGTTTTATATTAGTTAACAGCATATCTCTGAAGGGTACACATATAATAGAATGGGTGTCAACATTGAACCTCTCCCTTGTTTATCTTCAGTTTCTAAGACCAATTTTATTTATTTTGTTGGTGTATATGGGTGCAATATATATCTAATGACTGGCTGTTCATACAGGTTGGCTAAGAGTGTATTAGAAATTTAAACAAATACCCCCCGAATGTTTAACAACTAACTTTCTTCTGTTCCTCCTTCTCCTTCAATGGATGTAGCCGGCTTGTGAAATGTTTCACTAATGAAAAAGTCTTAGGGTGTTTTGTGGTGCAAATCATCAAAGTTTTTTTAGATTATTTAAAGTTTTTTTTTGATGTAGTAGAAACCCCAATGATTATAGGCTATTTCACCCTATGTTTTTTCTTCATTCATTCAATGCTTGTTGACAAGTAAAGACATTCCCCCTATATTTAATAATAACAAACACAGTAGAGAGGCCCTTAACTTTCACCCAAATAGCTAAGGAAATGAGCGAGACAAGTACAGCTTAGAGGATGCAAATAAATACTCGGAAAGCGCCATAATGGCCCGAGATACCTACCCACTAAGCCCACCGGAGACACCTAGACACTCTTAACGATAAGGAGTTTTATCCGGCTCAGACCACCGAGATTGGCCCGAAGGCATAACACGACCTCATAAGCGAAAAAATCTACCATTGAGAAAGTTTCGACAATATTTAAAACGATACCTAGATTAAGCCCGAAGTATCATCCACAGGTTAGACGATAGTTACCCAATCAGATTGCAGATTTACAGGCCATATATCCTTACTAGCTGTACGCATTCTTAGCTAAAACCTTTATTAGCTACCTTAGTTGGTAGCTTGTAGCACATAGTAAGGTATTACAATCTAAGCGAAAGCATTTTGTAATAGGTTTTCTAGGCAACCTCAAACTGTGTGTTACAAGCTATTAATTAGCACTATATAAAGGAGAAATATGAATAATTTCGCAAATACTGGTGACGATTTAACTGGAATAATTGACGATATTCGTAGAATTACAGACAATGACGATTTAAAAGTTGTTTGGGATGCGATGAAAATTCAGTGGGATAGAAACGCTAGAGCAAAAGTAAAAACATTCAATGAGTTAGACCTTGTAAATGTTAAATTCAAAGATGGTTCTTACAGATGCAGAGTTACTAAAGTTAATCAAAAGACTGTAGGCGTAACAATTCTAGAAGGCCCATGGAAAGGCAGAACAGCTAAACCGGCTGTTCGTTGGGTTAAAAAAGTTACCCAAGATATGTTAGATGCCGAAAGAGAATACCAAATATAAATAGCTAGAGCCTTCTACCCCTTTAGAAGGTTCTATGGTATTTATACCAATAGATAAAGGAGAAAAAATGGAAGAAACAAAAATGGAAGAAAGACTAACAAAACTTACAGCAATTATTGAAGACCTATTTATTACCTCATCCCAAAAAGATGAGTGCTTAGGATTAATTGACGATATTGCAGAAGAATTACTATAAATAGCTAGAGCCTTTGACCCCCTCGAAGGTTTTATGGTATTTATACCAACTAACAAAGGAGGCCCAGTGATAGAAATTAAATTAGGTAAAGACAGGACCATTACGCACAAAGTTACAACAGTAACTAAAGACAATGTAAAAGAATTAGTAAAAGAATACAATTACAAAGCAGATGTTTTGAGCAACAATGGCGTTAAAAAACTATCAATATAATAACTATCTAGAAGGCATTGTTTAAACAGTGCCTTTTATGATACTTATACAAATAGATAAAGGAGAAAATATGAGTAGCTATATAAAACTAGACGACCCAAATGTTCATTTAATTGGAGATTGTACAACAATCTTTTTAGTTGAAAATACAGCATTTGTAAATGTAAATGTTAATTTTGATGAAAGAGCTTCATTACAAACTAATAAAAAACTTGTTTACAAAGGTAAAAGTGATATGACACATAAAGAACAAGTTGTAGAAATACAAATTGACTTAATGAAACAAATCACAATGTTGCAAAATGCTGTAAATGAATTAGACCAAATTCGTAGAACAGACAGCATATTATAAAGGAGAAAATATGTGTAACGAAAAAAATTGTACTAAAGAAGTATTTAAATTTAATTCGCCATGGGGTGAAGTAAGCACGCCTTTTTGTGGAGACCATGGAATTGAAGATATACTTTCTTCTAAATAACTATCTAGAACGCATTGTTTAAACAGTGCGTTTTATGATAGCTATATCAAGCTATTCAATAGGAGTTGGCATATATCCTATGCCCGCTATTATTGTAAGACACACAATAAAGGAGACACATGAATACACAAAAACAATTGTTGGCAGAAAACCCAACAGGTAACAAAGTATATCAAGGCACACGCGAGGAATGGCTCAACGATGTAGCCGACTTCTTTTACAATAGAATAAAAGAAGAATATGTTCCTGTTGTACCTAGAGAAAATATTAAATTATCTATGGGGTTCATGCCTACAGGTAACAAGATGGGTAACGCTATCGGTGTATGCCATTATGAAGGCCACTCTACAGGAAACTATAGAGAAATCTTCATCAAGCCTACACTCGGAGCCAGTAACCTAGTCGAATGTATCGAGACAGCACAAGTTGTAGCCCACGAAGTTACACACGCAGTGTTGCCACCTAAAGTCGGCCATGGCCCTAAGTTCGCTAGAATAATCAAGAATTATCTAGGTGCCGAAGGTAAACCAACAGCTACTGTTGCAGGCCCAGGGTTCACATTGTTAGTCAAAGACTTCATTGAGAGCTTAGGTTATCTTCCACATTCAAAAATGTTAGAAGATAAAATCGGTAAGGGTTCGACTACAGTTGCAGTACGATGCACAGGAGCAGAGAGTTGCCCAGGTTCATCAGACAAATCAATTGCCCAAGGTTGGGGATTGATTGCAAGAGTATCTATCGCAGTCTACAGAAAAGTTGGTGACAACTTTAGATGCATGGCTTGCGGTTCCAGTACTGTTGTAGAGTTACCGGAAAATCTTAGAAAAGATTACAAGTAAGTATATAGATAGCTTGTTGTTTAAACAGCGAGCTATCGATTATATTTATCAAGACACAAACAGAAAGGAGATATATGCAAGCATATATTATAACAGCTAGAGATAACTTCAGTGGCTACCATGACGCGTTCAAGGTAACCGCAGACAGTGCGTCTTCAGCTATAAACAAATGGACTAAATTACAAGGTAAGTTAGGTATCAATACAGAGTATAGATGGCCTAACCCAGTGGCATGCAAAGTAGAACACTTTAAGCCACAGTTCCTTAACCAAGACAATATGCCAGTAAATATGAGACACAGTGGCATAGAGGGTGATGGCGGTAGCCAGTACAATCACGAGATTGTACAGTGGAATGACCTAACTAGAGCAGAGAGAGAAGATGTTCTAGAATGGTTAGCCATGGACCAAGAG